AATCCACCGAAAGGGGCTAAATTATGTGTTTTAAATTACTATGATAACCCATTTTTTCCTGACGTATTGGAGCAAACTAGGTTAGAAGATCAAGAGAAAAGACCTGATATGTATAGGCATATATGGGAAGGTGACTTCTTAGTGTATAGTGAAGGTGCTTACTATCAGTCTGAGATGAGGAGAGCAGCAGATGAAGATCGCATAACTAAAGTTAGATATGATCGTGGTAAAGGTGTTGTGGTCAGTTTTGATCTAGGAGTGGGCGATTCAACTGCGATATGGTTTTCACAATTCATAGGAACTGAAGTACATCTAATAGACTACTATGAAGCATCAGGTGTTGGTTTAGAGCATTATGTGAAGGTGTTACAAGATAAAGGCTATATCTATGATCAATACATTTTTCCCCATGACATCAGGGTGAGAGAACTAGGAAGTGGAAAGAGTAGACTGGAAACATTACAAGGCATGGGTATTCACGCTGACAAAACAGAGATTTGTCCACAGTTATTGATTGAGGATGGCATACAAAAAGTAAGAGAGATGTTAGATAGATGTTTCTTTGATGAAGAAAAGTGTGAGAAAGGTATAGACTGTCTGTTAAACTATAGCAAAAAGTGGGATGATTCAGGCGCAACATGGAGGATGCGACCTGATCACAATTGGGCATCACATGGGGCAGACAGTTTTCGTTACCTCGCTGTAGGGTATCAACCTTACAATGAAGCATGGGATAAGCCACTTAGAAGAAACATCAAAGGAGTTGTATGAGTTTTCTATGGGATATGTGGAGTGTTGCACGTTCTCCTGTAACTGGTCTTTTAGGTACAGAAGAATCTAGGCAAGAGAAAGTAACAAGCCTTTTGGTTGATAAACCATTCCAATTTGGCGCTGACATGGGTTTATATAACGCAGAAAAAATAGCAACTCCACAACATAAAGAAAGAACTAGCGTTTACGATCTCACAACTGACATTCAGAATATGGGTGAAGATACTGAGGTGTTTCGTAAAAACTTGCCTGCTAACTTAGCAGAGATAGGCACAGGTTTAATAGATATTGTTATGAATCCAGTTAAATCGGCAGATAAATTTCTTGATCTTACTTCAGGTGCCATAAGAAATACTATACCTGATGACAGTTTACTTGGAAAAGGTTTAGACATAACAGACAAAATGGTAGGTTATGATGGTATGGCAGACAGAGAACTGGCAGCTCAAGTATACAATGATGCTAAAACATTCTTTGCAACTGAAGGCGCAATGAGAGATTTTGCCTTACAGAACCCTGCTGACTTAGTAGCTATATTGTTAGGATCGGCTTACGGTATTAACAAAATCAAAAACATTTCACCTGAAAAGAAAGCTGAAGTGGAAAGTATAGTTAAGCGTATAGGTGCAACACCAGTTGGCTTGACAATGGATGTAAATTATGGCGGCTCACATAGACCACCAGGCCCTGATGGTGGCGCACCTGGGCATAATGTAACTACAGGTAGCGATGGTGGTGTATTTCCGAATGATATTTATTCAGACAAGGCTTTGCAATACTATAAAACTGGAGATGCTAACGACACAGAAGCAATAAATATTATTAACTCTATGAAAGGCAATCCTGATATGGATGTCACTATTTATCGTGCTGTACCAAATGAAAGTAACATTACCGATATAAATAATGGTGATTGGGTAACAACCGTAAAATCATATGCAGACGATCACGCAGCTACTGGTTATGGTAATAGAGGTAATGAACCAGGTAAGGTTCTTTCTAAAACAGTAAAAGCAAAAGACATATTTACTAATGGTGACTCTATTATGGAATGGGGTTATTCGCCAATAATAGATGAAATAAAGCCTAAAACAATTTATCATGGAACAAATATAAAATTTGATGAGTTTGATTTAGATAAAACTGCCGATGGAACTGTTTGGTTTACAAGTAATAGAGAAAAACTTGAGTCTGGACAATATGATGGTGTCGGATCAGCTAAATATATTGTTGAAAGAAAAATTGATGAAGGTAAATTGAAGCTTGCTGATTGGGATTTGTACGATAAACATAGCACTCAAGAGTTAATGGATATGGGTTACGATGGATTAAAATTAGTTGATAAAGATGAAATAACTTACAGAATATTTGATCCTACAAAATTAGAAAGAGTGAAGCCTAAACCATTTGTTGATGCTGCTGGAACATACTCTAAAGCTGAACAAACAGTCCTAAATATGTCACAAGGCTCAATGGGTGTTAAAGAAGTAATACCTTATTTACAAAACAGAGGAATACTCAACTCTGAAATTAAAGATTTAAAAATAGATAGATATATTGATGACTTTGAGGGCGCTAAAGTTACAAAACAAGGTTTGTTAGATCATATAGATCAAAACCAAACTCAACTCTTATCTACATCATTGTTGTCACCAAATCATACCTCTGTCAATGCTATAGTGGTTAATAATCCTTACGGTCACGAGTTTCAGCAACATCGCAACCCAGGTGATCCTTATGAGTATGGTGATATTGCAACTCTAAATGGCACATTAAGGGTAGCAGAAAACCCTGATGCAATTGAAGAAATACACGATAACATGAGAGCAGACATTATAGGTTCTTATGAAGTAAATGCAGAAGATGCGTTAGACCAGCTAAAACTCAAAGGCAGGGAAAACTTTAGATCGCATTACCCATTCAACTTTATTACCGAGGATGCTTACTCAACTTCAGCTGCACAAGGTTTTGCAATAAGCGAAGATAATAAAATGGCAAGAGTTTTGTTTGAAATGCATAAAGCTAAACCTGAAAAATATCCATTGACACATGGTTTAGAGGCATATATAAACAACCAATCAATAGATGCGTTAGAAAAACCCAACACAGAAAACCAACCAGCTATTACTCAAATGCTTGAAGAGAACAAGACATCCTTAACAGCACTACAAGAACTAAACAATACAGGTGTAGAACAATGGGATCAAATTTTATCTAAAGCATTACATGAGACAAAACCACCAAGTAAAGCTATTGATAGAGGACTCTCTATGGGTGGAGCATTTGCGACTATGGATGAGGCCCTGGATTTTGACGATGCTTTGTCAACAGTAGCAGAAGAAGAGTATTTATACGATCCAACCTTTGAACAAAGCATAGTAGTTAAGCAAGACGAAGATGGAAATGATATTAAATATACAGTTGCTGGAAATGACACTAACGGTTGGTTTGTTTACGATCCTAGTATGAACATAATTGCTGATTCTGTAGATTTACCCAGGGCGCAGGCTATATTAAACCAAGATGCACAAAACCGAGATTATGTCAGAGCCGTAGATAAGAATGAAGTAACCGAAGAATCACTTTATCATAATTATTTAAGCAGTAAAGATGCAAAATTTGTGGACACTTATTCAGAAGAATTAATTAGTCTTGTACCTAACACAACCAAAAAAAGTAAATATTATCAAGGATCGGTTATTGGAGGAGAAGGTTATGAATACGATCAAGGGCATTATGCTAAAGTACCGAACACATTAACAAGTTATCGCAAAATAATAGTTCCAGCTAATTCAGTTAAAAAGAGGGATGGTACAAACGCAGACTCAGACGTTTATAAAATCGTTGAGGCCCAGTCTGATTGGATACAAGATGGAAGGCAATATGGTTTTACTCAAGCTGAATACGATGAAATAGGTGATCAAATAAGAGTACAAGGTAGAGATTTACGTTCTTATCGTACAGCAATAAGTGTGTTTGAAGATACTATGGATGAGTATGATGTTAATCCTGATGACAAAACGCATTTAGATACAGCATGGGCAGCCTTGCAAGATGTTCCTAACTATGTGTTTAAAGCAGCATTTATAACAAATTTCAAAAAAACATCTCACAAAGGTGTACTTAATCTACACGGTGGTGGTTCTGGACTTTCAACTGCTAAAATGAATAGTGATGAGTTTAAACAAGCAATGGATGAATTTGATGTAAATTCTAAGAAAGTGGAGAAATCCATAAATGCACGTTGGGAAAACAATGAATACAATCCTGATAGTGCTAACTTTGACATACATAAATATTCCGAAACTCGTATGTTTAGTGACGTAGAGGACTATTTAGTCAATCAACAAGATATTTTAGATCAAAAAAGAGATGGATGGGAAGATCATACAGTATCTCCTCGCACTCCATTAAAAGATAAAAATACCTATCTCGCAATGACTTTACAAGATGCAATACAAAAGGCACATTCAAAAGGATTAAAGTATGTTAGCTGGTCTAGTGGTAGTCAAATACTGGATCGTTGGAATAGAAGTAGAGATTTAGACAAAAAAGGCAATATTAAATATAAAGAACTTTACTCAAACATTTATGATCGTGGATTACCTAAAGAAGCTAAAAAGTTTCTAAATAAATATAACGCTGGTGCATTACAAGAAATGGAAGTTGATGGTCAGAAGCAATATGTCATAGAAATAACAGATGAATTAATTGAAGCATTACAAAAAGATTTTGATTTACCAAAAGATAGTACGATGTTACCCATGCCTAAGTATGGAAAAGCTAATAACATACCATCAGGACTATTAAAAACAGATATAACTAACCAAGAGGGGTTATTAGTATGACTACAAGAACGGAAAAAGAGAAAAATTTTATTGAATCATTGCTGGATAACTACAGAGAAAATGTAGGCGCATCAACACCAAAAGAAAAAGGTTTGTTATTTATAGATCAAAATAACACCACAACAGGTGCATCAATAACTCCAAAAGAAACACAAATGCTGCAACCAAATAGTGCTACACCGTGGAGAGAAGAAACAGATAATTTAGTTAAAACACAGTACGAATCTCAATATGGCTTTCCTATTTATGAGAATGAATTTGGCACACGAATGTCAGAAAAGTCTGTTACTATACCAATGAATGGTCAGTTTTATAACTTTAGAACAATCTATGATGGGCAACATTTCAATGAAGATCAAGTCAAAAATATGTTCCTAGATGGTTCTATTAAGCCAACAAGCGTTCATAAAACATATGACG